TCCGCCTGAAGAAGCAGATAGATTATGATAAAAATGGACGACTAATATATAACGGCAAGCCATATAATAAAGATACATGGTGCTGCTACTATTGGGGCGATTGCCAGATGTATGGCCCTCCTAAGGTCATACGTCAGCAGGGTAGGCTCGCCAAGGAAGAGCCGGACGAGGCTAATACCCATCCGGAGATAATAATTTTCACAGCAAAGGGCGAAGCCCTGAACCTCGATGCCTGCCCATGCGGTGGCGAGCTGATCATGGACGATGACGGCTCTCTCTACTGCAAGGAGTGCGGTGTCTTCTATTAGCATCACAGTCACCGAAATGGTGAACACAAATCTAAAGGAGTTGAGAAACTAACTCCGATAACCAACCTCATGTAGCTGGCAGAGCCCCTCGAAAGGGTGAATCACATCCGCGGCTTGTGCCTACTATTTTCCAATGATCTACGGAGGACTAATGAATCACAAGGTCGAGCCGCGCGGGGCGAAAGTAACCCCAAACGACTCCGCAATCATTTCAGAACATTCAAGCACAGAGCAAACAGCAGGAAACGCCGAAGATAAACAGCCCGCCATCTCCATTGACCGGATCTATCAGGGAGACTGTCTGGCGCTCCTGCCAGGGATCCCTGATCTCTGCATGGACATGGTTCTCACCGATCCGCCCTATTCTTCTGGCGGCCTGGTGAGCTCGTCCAGGGCCCGGCCCACAGGCGAGAAATACATCGTGACCGGCACCAAGCTTGTGCGCCCTGATTTCCTGGGCGATAATCGGGATCAGAGAAGCTTTCTCATCTGGTGCACGCTCTGGATGGCCCAGTGCTACCGGGTGCTCAAGGACGGTGGCCTGATCCTCTGCTTCACCGACTGGAGGCAGCTTCCCACCATAACAGACGCGATTCAGGTAGCTGGATTCATCTGGCGGGGTGTCTTCGTCTGGGACAAGACCGAGGCGGCCAGGCCGGATAAAGGCAGGTTCAGGCACCAGTGCGAGTACGTGGTCTATGCCTCAAAAGGGGCTTTTCGCAAGAGTTCCGAGACCTGTTTTCCCGGAGTATTCCGGAAGGCGGTCAATGGCCGGGAGAAGCTCCACCAGGCGGGCAAGCCCGTAGAACTCATCGAGGAGCTGCTCAGGATAGCTCCCGAGGATGCCCTCATTCTGGATCCCTTCATGGGCTCCGGAACCACTGCAGCAGCCTGCCTGAAAACTGGGCGCCATTTTTTGGGCTTCGAACTATCTGCGGAGTACTACGAGATAGCAAGGAAGCGGCTAGAATCCGCTATGGGTCCAAGATAATCTCAATTGGGCCCATTCACAAATCTTTTTGTGTATCAAAATATTAAAATGAATACACGCAATAATAATTATTAATATAATTTGCCGTGCGATGCCGTCACGGCGTTCCCAGTCACAGAACTAGCCATCTGTGTCAGCACATTCGGGCCGGGGATCCTTCTATTCCCTCCTACATCGGCGATATACACCCGGCCCATTCTTCCTTACAGAACCTTACAAACCTTACAAAAATGAAAGCTGAGCTTACAACATGCCCGCCGGATACTCGTCTCGCTGCAAGGCCTGCAACTCTCCCCTTCGCCTCCAGATAGAACGCTGGAAGGTCAAAGACGGACTGAAAACAACCGAGATCTCCCTCCGGCTGAAAGAGATGGGCGAGCCGATCAGCAGGCCCGCGCTGGATAATCACTTTGCCGAGCACTATGACGTACAGTCCGAAGTGCAGGAGCAGTACAACCAGAGCCAAGTTGCATTATCTCAGGCCGCGGGCGAGCGCGTCACCGAGATCCAGATCTTGGATGATGTGGTTGCAGGAAAGCGTACCCTCCACCAAAAGCTTGAGAAGATTCTTACCAACCGCCTGAATGGCCTGGAAGACACCAATGAGCCGCGAGAACTTCCTAAGATCCCGCAGGCTTACGTCTCACTATATGTGGGATGTGCGTCCGAGATCCGCCAATTCCTCAAAACCAAGCAGGAACTTCTGGGCGAAGATGCCGGGGCTAAGAAAGCCAAAGCCATGGAGACCTGGGTCGACCTCATGACTGAAGATGAATGACAATACCTCTCTCAAAGGAGCAGCGCAAACAGATTCGTGAACGCGCCCCGCAGGATCCCGTCTGGTGGATCTCAAGGATACTGGGCGCAATTCTGTGGCCTGTCCAGCAGACCATCATAAACTCTGTGCGGGACAACCCGCGCACCTCGGCCCGCTCCTGCCACGGCATAGGCAAATCATTTCTTGCCGGCAACACAGCCCTCTGGTTCCTCTACACCTTTCCTTATTCCATAATACTAACCACCGCTCCAACATGGCGGCAGGTCGAAAAGCTCGTGTGGAAGGAGATCCGGTCGAGTATCCGGAAGTCAAAGATTGACCTTGGCGGCGAGCTGGCCAAGAAAAGCCCTGAACTGCAGATCGTGCAGGATGAGTGGGTAGCGCTCGGCATATCCACTAACCAGCCCGATAGGTTCCAGGGCTTCCACGCCAAACACGTTCTCGTAATAGTTGACGAAGCTGCAGGTGTCAAGGAAGATATTTTCGAAGCCATTGAGGGCGTCCTGACATCCGGGCATTGCAGGCTCCTGCTATTGGGCAACCCAACCCTCATTGGCGGCACGTTCTACAAATCCCAGCGAGAGGCTGGCTGGAAAGCCTTCCACATAGCTGCCTGGGATACACCGAACTTCACGGCCTTCGGTATTACGGAGGATGACCTGGAGTCTGGCGCGTGGAAAGAAAAATCGCCCTGCAACCCGGACGGCACCTTCAACTGGCCGATGCCGTGGCTCATAACGCCCGAGTGGGCGGCAGGACGCCTGAAGGCATGGGGCAAGAACCATCCGGCCTATCAGGCCAGGGTGGCGGGCAACTTTCCCACACAGGGCGAGAATAATGTCATCCCGCTTGCGTGGATTGAGGCCGCAATGGCCCGGTGGGAGGATACAGAAGGTCAGGGCTCGACCGTCCTGGGCGTGGATGTGGCCAGATTCGGCCAGGACCTCAGCGTGATAGCTCCTCGCCAGGGCCAAAAGGTCGCAGCCCTGAAAGTCTATTCCGGCAAGGACACCCAGGAGATCACGGGCGAGGTCCTGGTGGCCGCCCGAGAGACGAGGGCCCGGCACATCAAGGTCGACGTAATAGGCATGGGTGCGGGTGTAGTCGATCCCCTAAAGGCCGCAGACGCTCCCGTTGTGGCTGTGAATGTGGCCTCCTCCTCCGATGTCGTGGATGATGACGGCAACAGGGTTTTCCTGAACCTGCGGGCCGAACTCTGGTGGGCTCTGCGGGAAGCCCTTGACCCAAAGAATCCTGAGCCGCTCGCATTGCCGCCAGACGAGGACCTCATGGGCGACCTGGCGGCCCCCACATACAGATTTACCGGAAAGGGCGCGATCCAGATAGAAGAAAAGGAAGAGACCAAGAAGCGCCTCGGACATAGCCCCGATAGGGCGGATGCTGTTATGTTGACTTTTGCGCCAGTGAAGACATTCGAACTGCCAAAGCTCTCATTCACCGGAGCTACCAAAAGACCTGCCTGGAAGTGATTTTATGGCTGAGAAAGCAAGAGATTACAAGCAAGAATACCGAGAATACCATGGAAAGCCTGCCCAAATCAAAGAAAGGGCACAGAGAAATGCCGCTCGTTCAGAGATGGGGCTTAAAGTTGGTGACCCCAGAGAGGTAGACCACAAGAACCCCATATCGAACGGTGGCACAAACTCTCCTCGCAACCTCAGAGCCGTGAGCCGGGAAACCAACCGTGGCAAAGGCGCATCGAAGAAGTGACTTCCTCCCCGCCCCTGAAGGAGCGGGGCTTCCTGATTCATCGAACACCTTCGGGTTCATCCACAGGCTTGAATTCGACACAGTCCGTGCCTACTACGTTGTTGCCTAGTCCCAGGTTGACTTTACGGGGTACAGGGTACGGGCAACTGACTTGTATTCCCGACCTTGCGAGTCTGAAGGTTGACGCTTGAGACAGAGGTAGTTGCCTATGATATATATATGATTGCAGCAACAGCGGGCAGCGTTTCATCCCATCCCCTAAAGGAGATGGGTCTTCTCTCGCCCTGCACCCCTACGCTATAATCCTGCCCAAAAATCTATCATACTCTCCCGCCATCGATTTCTGGAAGTGAAAGATGTCTAAGAAAGTAATCAAGGCCGGCAAGCAGAGCGCACTCCCTGGCAGCCAGTATCCAAAATTCACCCAGAGCCCCCGGGCCCTGGTGCGCCAGGAGCTGGGTCGCTCAGGTTTAACATATTTTCTTCCAGGATATATCCGCCGAGATAACCTCTCGGAGCTGCAGGGCCGGCACCTGTGGCTGCAGCTGGCCGAGATGGGCGACAATGATGCCTATGTGGGAGCATCACTCAACGCCTATTCCATGTTCATCCGACGTGCCAAATGGCATGTGGATCCCGTGGATGATCGAAACAAGGAAAACGGCTCTCTGGAGCACCTGCAGACTAGCATAGACGACATGCAGCATTCCTGGCAGACCATCATAGCCGCGGCTGCAAAGCCGACCCTGCAATATGGGTTCGCCCCGTTTGAAAAGATCTTCAAAATCCGTCAGGGTGAGCAGGACGATGAACGCTACTCCTCAGAACATGACGATGGCGCAATAGGCTGGGCTAACCTGGCTTTCCGCAGCCCGGACACCATTCTCCATTGGGACTACGATCCCAGGGACGTTACAAGGCTATTGGGTCTCACGCAGCTTGCAGCCCCGGATTGGCGCATGCAGTTTATCCCGATCGAGAAGATCGTAAACCTGCGAGCTGATCCCGGGAAGGATAGCCCTGAGGGCCACTCCATCCTGCGCCCCGTCTGGAGGTCCTGGAGGACGAAGAAGTACATGGAGGACTACAGGAACCAGGCCACCGAGATGGGAGGCACAGGTATCCCATGGGCCGAGGTTCCATCAGCAATCGCAAATGCGCCAGCCATGATGGCCGCTGTGCCGGAGGGAGAGAAGCCCAGCAAGACAGTCCTTGAAGCCATGGCGTCTTATAATTCCCTCGTGTCCACCATGGAGGTCATAGGACTCGGGGAACAGAAATGGATTATTACCCCGCAGATGTGGGGTACAGATGGCCAGCCACAGATAAAGATTAGCTTCCTGCAGCCCTCACAGAATGCCGATCTCCTGGGCCACATAACGACCACGATCGAGGCCGAGGCAAAAGCCATCCTGATTGCTACCATGACGGAGTTCCAGGCCCTGGGAATGGGAGGCACCGGAAGCTTGGCTCTCTCTAGGGATAAGACCGACAATTTCACCCTGGCCGTGGCGGCGACACTCACTAGCTTCCAGGAGTCCATCAATGCCCAGGCAGTCAAGCAGCTATTCAGGCTCAATCCACAGATCGAGTTCGAGCGTGGCCAGCCCAGGCCCCAAATTGTGTACGACCCGCTGGTACCGCTCTCCATATCAGATGTCGTTGCCTTCCTGAGCCTCTTCGAGAAGGCCGGCTGGGATCTCTCCAAACAGGCCGGCATAAGGGATGCCCTCATCGACAACCTGGGCCTACCTAAATATATTGAACATGAGGTCGACGAGGAACTGGATGATCTGGGCGATTCGCCAATATCGGCGCTGCTGGATGGGGGAAGCGCGATGGATAAGATAATGGGTGCTGCATAATGAATGAAATCGATAGAGCGAACCATATCGTCGAACCCAACGGAATGGTTGCCGAGATTACCTGCAGTAAAGATGGCTACATAAGGCATCTCTCGATCGCAGGTCACGGCCTCTACATTCTCCATAGGAGGGATGGAGCCACCACCCTGGGTCGGCAGGATGGCAGGACTATCCAGATACGAGAAGAGGACCTCAGAGTGATTAACCAAGCCCTAGAGAAGTACAGCCGCTTCAAACATTCAGATGCAGAATTCTTCAAGTTCACAGATTCCCTATTTGAGCAGTTCGAAGCGCTACCATGAATCAAGAGTTGTTGGATCTCATCCGGTCCACAGGATACCTCAGCGATGCTGATCATCTCACCGACCAGCAGCGATACGATCTCCTCACCCGCTCCTTCTGGCGGCGTGCAGCCGCGCTCGGCTATAACATCCCTCTCCTGAAGCGCAAGCTCTGGAAAGCAGCCGGTCGGCCCGAGGAGGCCCTGATAGGCATGCTTCCCGAGGCCCGGATCCAGAAGGCGGTCCGGGTCGCCTCAAAGGAAAAGGACCCCAAGAAGCGCATCAAGGAGACTGCCGCTTCGATCGCCCTGCTCTACCAGCGGGGGCAGAGAGATATCCAGTCCTCCATCAGCCGCAACCTGGAGAACCCTGACCGAATGCGTGCCGAGACGCAGAGCACAAGGCGCATATTGCTGGCCAATGCCGCTTCGTGGCTCGGAGTGGCCGTTCCGGGACTTTACCTGGCCGGATCCCAGGTGAGCAGCCTGCAGGGCCCACATGCTGCTGCAGCAAAGGCCCTGGCCATACAGGAACTCAACCGCTTCAAAGAGGTTGATGCCACGATAGGCAGGCATGTCGAGGAAGTCATAGGGGAAGCAGAAAAACGCAGGGCAAAGGCGCAGCTCTCACATGCGGCGGTGGACTACACTGGGCTTAGGGGTCGTGTCATAGGCCACAAGACCATCGACGGCAAGGATCTATCACTGGCCGATTATGTGAGGATGGTGGCGGTCACGGCTGCCAGGAACTTCTGGAACCAGGGAACCGAGAACGGCATCATGGGCAGAGGAAACGACCTGGCCCTGATATCCAGGGAAGTGCGGGCGAATAGCTGCCAGGCCTGCAGACGATGGGCCGGGAAGATCGTGAGCGTGAGGGGCAAAACCCCGGGCTATCCTCTGTGGGAAGATGCCATCGCCCAGGGCGTCACACACCCACATTGCATTCACTACCTTGTACCGGTGGAATATGAGGGATCGACATAGCTGCTAAAAAACAACCATTTCCAAAGGCCGTGCAGATAGGCGACCGTTGGGTGACGGCAGACCCGGATGCGTTTGTCATGATGCCAGGAATTCCCTTCTGGCTCTGGATGTTATTCTCCGTTTCTTTTGTATCGTTTTGGGTTCTATTCAATTTGCTTTATTTTGGCGTGATAAAACCATGACCGACGAAGAGTACCAAGCCTATGTAGAGATGCTGTGCCGCAGCCGGGACCTGGTGGACGAATGGGCAGAGCTGAAAGAACTCGGCCCGGATGCTGAACGATACTGTTAGACTCATTCTGATCTGATTTTGTGGTGATTCATTTGATCATGGCAGCTTCGGCGCTCGATCGGCTCAATATCCCGAAAGACAGCATTACTAAAAAGGGGCGCATAATGGCCCCTTCTGCCCTGGACCGTCTGAATATTCTCAAGGCCGCTGATCCCGTTAAGATCGAGCTCTCTGCCAGAGATTCGAACGGTCAGCTTGCAGAGCTTCTGAATTACATTCGCC